TTTGACTTCGGTGATCCTGAACTTGCCGATCCGGACGAAGGGATAGAGGGAATCGATGCGGTCGGCCAGCTTCTGCGATTCTTCCCGCGTCCCGCTGCTCGTTTCTTCGTGGAACCATTCGAGACCCGACTTGTCCCGCTGGACGCCCATGTAGCGGTAGCGAGCGCTGATCCTTGGCATCGTCCCCTCCCTTCCTTGAGTTCCCCCCGCCGTCACTGCGCCACGTCGTCTTCAGCCGTCTTTTCCGGCTTACCCAGGGCAGATTCGGGCGGGGGTTCCCGGTGGCTCGCCTAGATCCGGCTGACCCGCGTTTCGGCCAGCCACACGGTTTCGGCGGGCTTGCCGTCCTTCAGCTCGAGCGGCTGGATGCCCAGGCTCGGGTTGTCGTGCAGGTATTCCGTGCGGCACGTGACGATGCCCGTGAAGCCGGTGATGCCGTCCTTGACCTTCTCGCCGAGGCTGATCTTTTCCGACATGCGCTGTCCTTTCTGAAACCGGTTTTTGTGTCCCGCTCGCCTTCCTGCGGCGAACCGCCAGGGGCGGGACTTTGCGCCCTTTCCTCCCGAGCCGAGCAGGTCATCGCTGCTGTTGGTCGCCGAGGTGGTGCGGCTAATTGGGGATACTAGGACAGGGTGTCCTATTTGTCAAGCACAGAAAGGACTATATGTCCTTTTTGTGCTCATACGGAAACCCCTAACGAAAACGCCCCTCGGGGAGAGGGGCGTCAGCAGGGGCGGGGTTGGGTTTTCTCTTTGGTGATAGGCTTTATTCTATTTTGATGGCGCCTCTTTCCCAATGTTCGCAATATCTTCCGGAGCCATGCCTAACTTTTCTCCTGCTGCGAAGAGTTTTGCAAGGCCGGAAACCATCAAGGGGGTTACCCTTTCAGCGGACTCTTTAACATCTCCGACTATAGATATTGATGGAGATTTAGACAATTTAACAAACCCCTCTATCACATTGAGCTTGCAATAATAGGCGCCAGATAGTTTTTCGTGCCCATCCTTTAACAACTCAGAAGCTTCAGCATTCTCAAGTTTAGGAGAAAACTCCCGGTCTATATCAACCCAACATTTACGATAATCACGCTCAATGCGTCTTGCTATTGACATAGAGGACAAACTGTCACCTGAATCCAGTGAAAGGCCAAATGGCTTATAAACTTTATCAGCTAATGCCGTTTTGCCAATTATTTTTGAATAGTATTCTTTGAATAGTTCTAAATCAGTGCGATTCGGAGTCTTGTTGCTATTACAGCTTTCGACATACCACATAACTACAGCCATCATTAAACATACCATTACGATTACAATCCAATGTGCTCGGGTGGCGGTAGGTGCGGAAACAATTGGAGGCGCCACAGAAGACACATCTATGATTGGAACGCCGCATTTGATACATTTCCCATCCCCGTCGTTTTCGCTGGAACCGCATTCAGGGCATTTAAATATTGGCATTTATAAACCTCCGGTGGCCCTATGCGATTCCCTGTCCGACCCAAATCGCGCGCCCGATCACTGGGGAGGCGTCGCGTTTCAGGTCGACTTCGCGCGGCGGGTAGAGCAGCAAATTCCTATTGTTGGCGACGAGAATCAGTTTGTGTTCCCTTTCCCTAAAAACGATATGTTTTAACGTCACGCCTTCACCATCGTCGCGGACGGCATAGACCGCGTTCGGATCGATCTTCTCACGGTCGTCGCAGTCGATCACGACCAGGGCGCCGTCGTGGATCATCGGCTCCATGGAGTGCCCGCTGATCCTGATCGCCCGGAGAGTATGCCGGTCCCGGCCCGCCAGCTGGTCGCGCGGAATCCACGCCACGCCCGCCACGTCGTCATCGGAGACGATCCGCCCCGCCCCGGCCGCCGCGGGATCTCCCATCACTGGCACTTCTAGCAGTTCTTCCCGCCGATCCGGGAGGTCGGCCCCTTTAAAACTTTTTGCGCGGACAATCAGGGAGGGGGAAAGAGGTGGCAAGGATGCCCTAGCGATCCCCAACACATTGGTTATGCTCTCGATGTATGTTTCATTGAACCTGGCTTTGCCGGAAAGCATTCGGGATAGGTACGAATAATCGATCTTGGTTGCACGCGCAAGTGCGGCCTTCGACATTTTTTGTCGAGCCATGGCCTCCATGACAGCATTTCGAAAATCTCTCAGCACCCTGCCATTAGACATATTGTCCCCCCTGAACGGCAATACGACAATGGGTCCGATCCAATCTTGACAAATAGGACAATGCGTCCTATTGTTCGGGTTGGAGGTGATTCGCATGCTTTTGCACGAGTGGATGATTGACGCCCCTATGAGCCCCGAGGACCTCGCGACTGTGCTGAGCAGCCGGGGGCATCAGGTCAAGGCGAGCATGGTAAGAAAAGCAAAGTCTGGCCGCCGCCGCTTTTCGCCGGAGATATGTCGTGAAATCGTAACGATTTCCGGCGGCAAGGTTTCGCTTGAAGAGCTTCTTTTCGGGTATGAACTCAAGAACCCCAAGTTCCGCAAGCAGCCGGCCGCGTAGTCTCATGCCGACACAATCGCACCGGGGTGGCGCCCCGGTAAACCGAAACGTTCCCGCGGCTTTCGTGCGTCCGGAGGGCCGCGCATGAGAGTCCAGGACACCTCCCAAGGCCTGCTCTACTACGTGTTCCTGATCGAGAAGAGCTTCCGCGTGGACGTGGTCGCCGAGAAGATCGGCTGCGCGGCGTCCACGATCTACGATTTCGCGGAAGGCCGGCGCGCGCTGACCGTGTCCTTCCTGATCCGGCTGTTCCTCTCGATGCGCGATACCCGCCTGCTCGACCTGATCCTCAAGCCCTGCGGGATGACCGCCGTGCCGATCGCGGATCCCGACGCGCCCACCGTTCGCGAGACGCTGACCGGCCATCTGGCGATCACGATGCGCGAGGTCGGCCACGTGACCGAAGAGGTCCTCTCCGCGATCATCGACGGCGCGATCAGCCGCCGGGAAGCCAAGCGGATCCGGGAAGAAATCCACCACGCGCAGACGGCGCTCTCGACGCTGGCCGCCGCCCTGCCCCCAGCGGAGGCCGAATGAAACGCGGGGATTATTTCGAGGGGATGGGGGCTTTCGAAGCGCTGGCCAGCGGCCCGCTCAACGACTCGGCTTTTTCCTTCAGCGACATGAGCCGGTCCATATGCGGGTCGAGAACCGGGAGCAGCTTTTCGCGGACATGCTCGTCCGTCTTCATCGCGGCCAGCACGTTGCTGACGAGGGTCATGCATTCGTCGGCAAATTCCATCAGGGCGGCGTCCCGCGAAGCGCTCTGCTCCACGTCCGCCTTGATGGCATCCATTTGTGCCAAGTACTTTTTCGACCATCTTCTCGTGTGCAGGTAGGACAGGATGAGCGATACGAAAAAGACGGAAGCCCCGATCAGGACCATTTCGAAGATCTTGTCGGTGTGCATCGATATCTCCCTTTACGCTTTTTTTCTGTTGGTCATGGTCGACGCCGTTTCCAGCGCCCTCTCCCCGAATCGCGATCCATTGGTGGCAACGATGGCGCCGCTGTTGTCCGCGGTAGTCCTGTCTTTTTGCGCCTCAGGGATCGAACTTCGGCGTAGAGCCCGGGAAACCGAGCGGGAATACATACTTGCAATGAGGCGGATATCACAATCGTCGTTTTCGCCTCGGCGGTGTCGGCGCTTTTGCGCTTTCCCCTCTCCCAAACCAAATAACAGAGGATCGAGCCGAGGAAGACGATGACGCTGCCCAGGAATATATCCGTGTCTGAAATGCCCCAGGCCTGGACCGTCGCCAGCGCGAATGCGGAATACGTTTCCATCACCCGGAATCGTATCAGTTATTCCCGCGGTGTCATCGCATGAAACGCGGCGACATCGTAACGGGCGCCCTCTATTCCGACGGCACCGAGTCGCGGAAGGTGATCGCGATCTTCCCGCGGATGCGACGGCACGAGGGCTCGCAGGGCCGAATCATCTACCGCGTCGTCTCGGGCCCGAGGCCGCACCACGAGCACGAGATCCTGCTCTCCACCTTCCTCAAGTTCGCCAAGTTCCGCTGCAACCTGGCCGAGAAACCGAAGTTCATGGAGTTCGAATGAGCTGCCCAAACGAGCAAAACCCGATGCGCTGCCTGGCGCATCGCCGGGAGTCGTTCGCCGCCGAGACCCCGGCGCGGCCGTCGTCGTGCGTCAACTGCAAGGTCGGCCGCGCCCGCGAGGCGGCTGCCGCGAAGCGGCGGAAAAGGGACGGTGCGTGATGGCTGGCGACAAGGGAACCTACCGATCCGTCTATTCGGCGATATGGGACGACCCGGAGTTCCAGGCGTTCGACCCGCTCGAAAAATCCGTGTTCCTGCTGCTTCGCACGTGCCGGGACTGCCACTTCTCCTGCATCTTCGTGTGCTACCTGAGCATGATCTACGACCGCATGCCGGGCGTCGATCGCGACCGAATCGATGAGGCGGTCCAGACGCTCATCCGCGCCGGCTGGATCGTCTACGAGCGCCCGGTCCTCTGGATCGTGAAGGGGCTGCGCAACGACCCGAATTACGTTCCCGGGAACGACAAGCAGGCGAAAGGGGCCGCGAGTCACCTTCGGACGCTCCCGAAATTGCAGGTCGTCATCGATTTCGCGAAGTTCTACGGCATCGATGCCCCCTTCGATGCCTCTTCGGTGGGGCATCGAATGGGCATCGATGCGGGTATCGATGGGGGCATCGGGGGGGCTCCGAAGCAAGGAACTGGAACTGGAACTGGATCAGGAACTGAAAAAGATCGTATCGCATGCGGCCCGGCAGAATCGCCGGACACGCCTGCGCCGACGGAAGGATGGCCGGAGGCTATCGCCCCAGTGCCTGCAAAGCTCAAGGCGCTGCTACTGCACAAAACCGATCTGCTCGACCCCGCCTACTGGCAACGGCTCCTTGCCTGGTCCGATTCGCTGGCTCCCCCGCTCGACCTGTTCCCGCAGCTCGACGGTTACGCGGCCTGGCTTTCCGCGCAGCCGAAGTCGAGGCAGCACAAAAACCTGCGCCAGGGATTTCGCAACTGGTGCGCAACCAAAGCGAGGTGGAACGAGAATGGGGCTCGGAGAGAAGCAGCAAGATTATCAGCGAGCGGTGGCCGCCGTTAATCCGCAGGCCGATGGCTACAAAAGCCCGGCGCATCGGTTCATCGACGACGACTGCGTGGTCGTCGAGTGCAGCGACGGGTTCATCCGCATCGACGACGGCCAGCGGGGCGCATCGGTCCAGTGCCCGGACTGCAACCGATCCGGCGTTCCGTCGCTGCCCAGGTTCAAGGGGCCGGTCACGCGCTACACGGCCGAGGAAATGGCCCAGCGCCGGGAAGCGCGGATCCGGCACATGCGCGGTGACCACGCATGAGCGAGCAGCGTCCGGACGTGCCGCTCGGTCGGTTCGAAGCCCTCGGGCTGGAGATCGGGCGGCTGGTCGCCGAGAAGAACGCGGCGTACGGCGATTCGTTCGCTCGGTCCGGCGAGATCATGCGGATTCTCTACCCCTCCGGGGTCAAGCCCGAGCAGATGGACGATGCGCTCGGCGTGGTCCGCGTGGTCGACAAGCTGTTCCGCGTCGCGACCGATCGGGACGCGATGGGCGAATCGCCGTGGCGGGATATCGGGGGCTACGGGTTGCTCGGGGCGGCCAGGGCCGAAGCGCCGACGCAGGAAGAAAAGCTCAAGGCGATTTTCGAGCCGGGCGCGATCCGTCACCACGAGGACTGCCGCAGTTGAGCTACACGCTGTTCAAGGTCGGCCGAGTCTGGCACTACGATTTCCAGCTCGGCCGGCGCCGCTTTCGCAAGAGCACCCGGCAGACCGCCAAGGAAAAAGCCGATCTCGTCGTGAAAAAGGCGTATCAGGCCGCCGCGATGGAAGCCAGATCCGAAGAGGCGGTTCCCACCCTTCGGGAGCTGGTCACGAAGTGGCTTGAGGTCCACGAGCCGATCTCGAGCGACGGGCACCTGGCCAACGTCGACACGTTCGGGCGGCTGCATCTCTACCACCTCGCGGACATGCCGATCTCGGCGATCCGGACCGAGGACGTCGAAAAGGCCCGCGCAAAGCACCTAAAGGGGCACGCACGGACCAGCGCGAACAAGTGGCTGCGCATCCTGCGCCTGCTCACGCTGTGGGCGGTCCGTCGGGACATGATCGCCTCCGCATCGTGGCGGGTGCGTGCACTGAAGGTCCAGAAGCGGCCCCGCCCCACCCTGCCGCTGTCGAAAACGACCGAATGGCTGGCCGAGGTGGACAAGGCCGCCGAAGATAGGCCCTGGCTGGCGCTGATCGTCCGGATGGTGCTGGGGCTCGGGCTGCGGATCTCCGAAGCGGCCACGGCCCGGTGGGAATGGATCGATTCCGAACGTGCGATCTACACGCCCGGGATAACCAAGGGCAAGGAGGCCGAGCCGGTTCCGATCCCCGACTGGCTGCTTTCGGAGCTTGAGCCGGTCCGCAAGGCCAAGGGGCTGATCGCATGCGACGAACTCGGCCAGCCGATAGACCAGCGCGCGGTCCGGACGGTCATGCACCTGGCGAACGACGCCTGCGGCCTCCACGGCATCACCCCGCACCGCCTGAGAGGCACCTACGCGACCATGCTTTCCGAATCCGGGGTGCCCATTCAGGACCTGAAAGCCGTCCTGCGGCACAAGGATTGGCGCACGACGATGGACTATCTGGAGATCGATTTGCAGCGCACCCGGGCCGGCGTCGAAAAAGTGGCAAAAAAAGCCGGAATCTCCGTCAAGAATGTGGCAGAAAAAACCCGGGAACCCGCGTAAATGCTGGATTCGGCGCGTATTGAGGGTACTAGACACAAGGGAGGCGATGTGGAGCCAATAGTTAAAGAAAAACAGGTATTTGCATTGCCCAAGTGCCCGAGATGCGACGAAAACAGAAAGATACTCCGACCCAAAACCCCTGGAGAGTCCTGGGAAACCCATTGTTTACGGGATTCTGACCCTTCGGTGTGGTGCCCCTTCTGCGTGACGGTCGATGAGCGAAAATCCCTCCGAAAAGTGGTACCGGCATGAAGCCGAGGGCACCCCGGGGATGGTATTGGCTTGCCCTCGAAACCTTGGACCTGAACAGGTGCCCGAGCACGGTCCAGTTTCGGCTGGAATCGTCCGGGAACGGCCGGGCCGACTTCACGAACCACAAGGTGATCATGGCCATGACCATTCTGGAGCTGGCCGATCCGCCGATGAAGCGGGCGATCCTCAACAAGGACGGCTATTTCCAGCGCTGGCGATTCTTCGACACCGAGGCGTACTGCCACATGCGGGTGTTTTTCGAGGGCGGCCGATGGGAGCAGATCCCGGAATACCTGCGCGGGCGCGTTTCTCAGGCGATCAAGGAATATCGGGCAGAACTCAAGGACACGGGAGGGTTCAATGTCGACTGACGTAATGATCGACCCCTGCGTGGTGCTGTTCCCGAAACTGGGCGTGACGGCTGGCGCCGTGATCGATTGCGCCCGAAGCGGCTACACCATCGCCGACGCGGCCGAAGAGCTGTGCGTCTCAAGGGTTCGCATGTACCGGGTTGTCAGGGCCTGCGGGCTTCGGGCGCTGTTTCCCCCGCGTGCAGTGGCTACCCATATCGGGCGTGGGAGCCGAGGAAGAAGAGCCGTGCAAACCAAGGCGTGGCTGGCAGAAAGATGCGTAGGACCACACGACCGTAACGCATGCGTTTGACAGGGGGGGGTGTTTTGCGCATTATTTGTGTCAGTTGTGAGAATTGCCACTGAGCCCCGCCGCCGAAAGGTCGCGGGGTTTTTTCGTTGGAGGGCCGGTGCTCGTAACCCTGTCGCACCTGTGGCGCAACTGCCGGAATCAGGACCGCGAAAACGCCTGCATCCGGAAGCGGATCAGCCCGGCCACGAAGGAAACGCGGGCGATCGTGCGCCCCTGCGACTGCTGCCCCATCGGCACGCGAAGAGCCCGCGCGCTGGCCGCCAACACGCGCAGAACCGCCGCCCTGCTGTTCGCCACGGCATGAAGGGAATGAATCGATGGATCTGAAGCTGGGACTACATGGGAATCAGGAGATCGACAAGTTTCTGACGACTTTCCCACGGAAAGAACTTCCTTTTGCTGTCGCGCTTGCGCTGACTAGAACTGCTCAGGCGATACAAGACGCGGAAATGAATAATATCTCGAACAAATTTACGGTGCGCGGGACATGGCTTCGTAAGGGCGGCCGATTTGGCGTAGGCATTACACCCGCGACGAAACACAACCTGATGGCTGTTGTCGAAAGCCGAGCGCCCTGGCTGTTCCAGCACGAAGAGGGAGGAGAAAGGGACCCGAGGCATCTACATCGATATTCCCCCACACAGAACATCCGCCGGACAGGGAAAGAACTGATAAAGAAAGCCGAGCGCCCTGGGGCAGTACGAGTCGAAGGGAAGCGCGGTTTCGTCATCAAGACCAAGAGCGGCCTCGAACTCTTGATGATACGTAGGCGTCGGGGAGAACATGGCGTAGAACCGCTGTATCGCATGATTCTCCATGCGAGGATCAAAGCCGACATGGGGTTCGAGGAGACCGGGCGAAGCACTGTGGCGCGCGTTTGGATGAAGAACTTGATGGCCGCTGCTCAGCATGCAGTAGCCACAGCTCGCCCCTGATCTAACGTCAACGTTACATGCGGAATCCCCGCCCGGAGCGGCCCTCATCCGTCAATAATATGGCGGCGGGTCCTCCCGTAGCGCAACCCAGGCGGGTGACGCGCAACCGCAAGGTTATTCTACACACTCCATTTTTCAACCTTTTCTGATTTTCTGCCCACAGGCGGTTCCCCGGCATGGCGAAAACGGTCGACAGGCAGAAGCTGGCCCGGCTCCTGGCGGTGACCGAGAGGACCACGCACAACCTCGAGAAGAAGGGGATGCCCGCCCTCGGGCCGGGAAAGTTCGATCCGGAGGCGGCTACCGCCTGGTATCAGGACTACAAGGACTCGGGCGGCCGGTCCGGAACGCTGGTCGAGGCCGAAACCCGGCTGAAGACGGCCGAAGCCGAGCTGAAGGAGATCAAGCTGGCGCAGGCGCGGGGGGAACTGATCCCGCGGTCGCTGGTCGAGGCCTCCCTCTCGCAGATCTTCTCATCGGTCCAGGCAAAACTGGTCGGATACCCGAAGCGGCTGATCCCGCAGCTCGCGATTCCGCAGAAGTTCTGGCCGGAAGCGATCGCCACCGCAGACAGGATCCTCTATGAGATCCTCGACGACCTCGCCGAGGCAAAAGACGTCCCCCGAATTGTTGCAGAGTCTGCGAAGCATGCTGACCGGGGTGATGAGGCTGCTGAGGCCCCCGTCGAAGCTGACGATAAGCCAGTGGGCCGACAAGCACCGAAAGCTAAGCCCCGAGGACAGCGCCGAACCCGGACAGTGGTACACAAGTCGCGCTGAGTACCTGCGCGGCCTGATGGACGCGTTCAACGAGCCGGGCGTCTCGACCATCGTCGCGATGTTCGCGGCGCAGTCCGGCAAGACGCAGGCCTTCAACAACGTGATCGGGTACCACATCCATCAGGACCCGGCCCCGATTCTGGTCATCCAGCCCAACCTGGTCATGGCGCAGTCCTGGAGCAAGCAGCGACTCTCGCCGATGCTCCGGGATACGCCGGTCCTGCGGGGCAAGGTCAAGGAAGTCCGGACCAAGGGATCGAGCAACACGATCCTCGAGAAGGTATTCGAGGGCGGCATCCTCGCGATCGCCGGCGCGAACAGCCCGGCGGGCCTCGCCTCCCGCCCGATCCGGGTCGTCCTCTTCGACGAAGCGAGCAAGTATCCGCAGTCGGCCGGCGCCGCGGGCGACCCGGTCGAGCTGGGAACGGCCCGAACCACCACGTTCTGGAACAAGAAGCGCGGCATCTTCTCGACGCCGACGATCCACGAAGTCTGCCGGACCGAGACCGCCTGGGAGCAGTCGGACCAGCGGTATTTCGAGGTCCCCTGCCCCTATTGCGGCGGGTACCAGCGCCTCGTGTGGAATCAGGTCAAGTGGGAGAAAGACGCCCACGGCGAGCCCGAAAAGGTCTGGTACGAGTGCATCCACTGCAAGGGTGCAATCGGAGAGGCCGACCGGGACCGGATGGTCCGGAACGGCCAGTGGGTCGCGACCTGCCCGTGGGTCAAGGACACGGCCGGGTTCCAGCTCTCGGCGCTCTACTCGCCCTGGAAGAGCTGGGAGGAATCGGTCCGGCAGTTCCTCAAGGCTACGCGCAGCGGGAACCGGGAGCTGCTCCAGCAGTTCATCAACGAGGTGCTCGGCGAGGTTTGGAAAGAGGATCAGACGACGATCACCGCCGAGGGCCTGTTCAAGCAGCGTGAAGAGTACGGGCCGGAAGTCCCGGCCGCAGCCGTGATCCTGATCGCCAGCGTCGACGTCCAGGACGACCGGCTCGAAGTCGCGATCAAGGGATGGGGCCGCGCCGAGGAAGGCTGGCTTATCGAGCCGGTGATCGTGATCCCCGGTCGGACGGAGACCGACCCGACGCCGTGGAAGCAGCTGGCCGAGATCCTCGAGCGCAACTTCCCGCACGAAAGCGGGATGACGATGAAGATCGCCGCCATGGGGATCGACTCCGGCGGCCACTCGACGAAAGCCGTCTACGATTTCTGCCGCCCCCGGGAAGCCCGGCGCGTGTGGGCGACCAAGGGCACCGGCAAGCTCGCGCACCCGGTCGTCGGGCGGCCGAACCGGAACAACTCGGGGAAAGTCCCGCTCCGGATGATCGGGACCGACACGATCAAGCGCACGATCATGTCCCGCCTGAAACTGACGGAAGACGGCCCCGGCCGGATGCACTTCCCGATGGGGTGCGATCAGGAATACTTCGACCAGCTCACATCGGAAGCGCTGGTCAAGATCCGCGAGAAGAACACGATCCGCTCGTTCTGGAAGAAAACTCGGCCACGAAACGAGGCGCTCGACCTCGAGGTGATCAACATCGCCATCCTGGCTGCCACGGGCGTGAACCTGAACCAGCTGGCGGACATGATGGCCGCGCAGATCCGGGAGCGCACCGAAGGCATTCCGGCGCCGAAGGCGAAAAGCGGGATGCGGGTCATCAGCCGGGGCATCGGCAGACCGAAGGAGAGGTAAGGGGATGGCGGACGATCTGGCAACGGCGACGGAGATGTACGACCTGTACCTCGCGGCGGAAAAGGCGATCCTGACCGGGCAAGCCGTCTCGATGGGCGGGCGCACGCTGACGCGGGCCGACCTCAAGAGCGTCACGCAGGAACGCCGCCTGTGGGAGCAGAAAAAATCGTCTCTGGCCGGCAACGGTGGTCGCAAGATCTCCATCGGCTACCTGACCCCGCAATGAAAGCCGTCCTCCGAACCAGCCGCGGCCCGGTCGAGGTCCAGGGGAACGCGATCGACAGGATCGTGAACTATCTCGACCCGGTGCGCGGCATGAAGCGGCTGCAGGCCCGGATGATGGGGGCGATCGCGGGCGGGTACACCGGTGCTGCGCGCGATCGCCGGTCGATGAAGACGTGGACGCCGCTCGGGACCGATCCGGATTCGGCGATCCTGCCCGATCTCCCCACCCTTCGGGAGCGCAGCCGGGACCTGGAGCGCAACGCCCCCCTCGCGTGCGGCGTGTTCCGGACCGTCTGCACCAACGTCGTCGGCGTGGGCCTCAAGATGCAGTGTCGGATCGACCGGGATTTCCTCGGGATGACCGAGGAACAGGCGACCGCTTGGCAGAAGAACACGGAGCGGGAGTGGCGCTTCTGGTCCGGAACCGCCGAGTGCGACGCAGAGCGCGGTCTTTCTTTCGTCGGGATGCAGAACATGGCGCTGCATCAGGCGCTGCTCAACGGCGACGTCTTCGCGCTGCTGCCGAACGTCAAGCGCAAGGGGAGCCCCTACGGTCTCAAGGTCCAGCTGATCGAGGGCGACCGGGTCTGCAACAAGGATCACACCCGCGACACGGACAAGCTGGCCGGCGGCGTCCAGCGCGGGGAGTACGGCGACCCGATCGCCTACCACGTCATGGACCAGCACCCCGGCGCGATCTATTTCGGGTCGAGCGGCAAGACCTGGACGGTCGTGCCGGCGTACGGCGTTCGGACCGGCCGGAAAAACGTGCTCCACCTGTTCGTGAAGCATCGCCCGGGCCAGCCGCGCGGGGTGCCGTACCTGGCGCCGATCATCGAGACGCTGAAGCAGCTCGACCGGTACACCGAGGCCGAGATCGATGCCGCGGTCATCTCCGGGATGTTCACCGTGTTCATCAAGCAGAGCGCGCCCGGCGGCGATGCGCCCACGCTCGGGGAAATGACAGGCGGCGGCACGGGCGGGTCGAGCACGGGAACCGACGACTACAAACTCGAGTCCGGGGCGATCATCGGCCTGCCTGACGGGACGGACATCAGCACGGCGAACCCGGGCCGCCCGAATACGGCCTTCGACCCGTTCGTGCAGGCGATCCTACGGCAGATCGGCGTCGCGCTGGAGCTTCCCTTCGAGGTGCTGGTCAAGCATTTCACGGCCAGCTACTCGGCCGCGCGCGCGGCGCTGAACGAGGCGTGGCGCTTTTACCTCGGCCGCCGGGAATGGCTGATCGCGGGCTTCTGCCAGCCGATCTACGAGGCATGGATGGATGAGGCGGTCGCCCTGGGCCGCGTGAAGGCGCCGGGCTACTTCGCCGACCCGCTGATCCGGCAGGCCTATCTCGGCTCTACGTGGATCGGCCCTGCACCGACTCAGCTGGATCCGCTGAAAGAGGTCAACGCCGCCGAGAAGCGGATCAACATCGGGATCAGCACGATCGCCGATGAGACGGCATCCAGCACGGGCGGCGACTTCGACCAGAACATCCCGCAGATCAAGAAGGAGCGGCGGATGCTCAAGGAAGCAGGGCTGACGCCCGAGCCGAAACCGGCCGCGGCCCAGCCCCCGCCCCCGTCTCCCGACGACAACCCGAACCCGGACGGGCCCGAGACGCCCCCGCCGGGCGAATAGGAGAGAACCATGCGCATCATCGACGTCCTGTCCGCCCCGTGGGCGATCGTCCCGGACCGGCTCATGGAGATCCAGGCGATCTACGCGACGCACCTGCGAGGCGAGAAGATCGACATCTCCGGCATCGAGGCGAGGATCGGGAAGACGCTCGAAAACGATCCCCAGCCGTACGACGTGATCAACGGCGTCGCCGTGTTCGACCTCTGCGGCGTCGTCGGCAAGCGGATGAGCCTCTTTTCCCGGATCTCGGGCGGAATCTCGACCGAGTTCGTGCGCCAGAACATCATGGCAGCGATCGACGACCCGAAGGTCAAGGCGCTCATCCTCAACATCGACTCCCCCGGGGGTTCGGTGGACGGCACGGCGGAACTGGCGTCGGCGATCCACGCGGCCCGCGGCGACAAACCGATCGTCGCATTCACCGACGGCATGATGGCGTCGGCCGCCTACTGGATCGGCTCGGCCACGGACGCGATCCACATCTCCGGGAACACGACGTGGGTCGGCTCCATCGGCGTCGTGGCGTCGCACACCGACTACAGCGGCTGGGAGCAGCAGGTCGGCGTGAAGACGACCGAGATCACCGCCGGGAAGTACAAGCGGGTCGCGACCGAACACGCTCCGCTCACGCAGGAAGGCCGCCAGTCGATCCAGGACCAGGTGGACTACATCTATTCCGTTTTCGTCGACGCGGTGGCAAAGCACCGCGGCGTTTCCGTCGATCAGGTGCTTTCCGGAATGGCCGACGGCCGTCTCTTCATCGGGCATCAGGCGCTCGATGCGGGGCTGGTCGACGGTGTCTGCACGCTCGAAGAACTCATCCAGCAGCTCGCCGCCGGTGATGCGGCTCCCATACCCTCGCGCGGACCGGCCGGTGATGCCGGGCAGCGGGTGGAACCGACCAAGGAGGAGAACCCCATGAAGTTGAAATTCGGACAGAACACCATCGACGTCGAGGAAACCACGGTGGTGGATGCCGCTTTTCTCGCGCAGCATTGCCCCGATATCGCGGAAGGGTTCCGCAAGGAAGGGGCCGATGCCGAGCGCCAGCGCATCCAGGGCATCGAGGCGCAGCTCGTCCCCGGCCACGAGGCCATCATCGGCGCGATGAAGGCCGACGGAAAGAGCACGGCGGCCGATGCCGCCCTCGCGATCGTCGCCGCCGAGAAGAAGACGCGGGCCGGTGTGCTCGCGGACATCGCGGCCGACTCCCCCGCCGCGCTCCCGCAGCCCGTCCCGGGCGATGCCAAGAGCACGGACGCCGACGCTTCCGACGCGCCGATCGAGACGCTGGCGAAGGCCGCCTGGGAGAAGGACGGCAAGCTCCGCGCCGAGTTCGGCGGCGACTTCAAGGCCTACGTCGCGTTCGAGACGGCCAACGCGGCGGGCAAGGTCAGCCTGCTCAGCCGTCAGAAGTAGCGAACCGATCCACCGACAACCCGCAACCCGAAGGAGGAAATAGCACATGGCGACTCTCGCAAAAGACTCCCCCCGCCCGATCGAGCTGGGCGAAATCGGCGAAATCCCGGTCATCGCGGCCGACATCATCTACGAAGGCGCCGCGGTCGGCGACAACGCGTCCGGCTACGCCCGCCCGCTCGTCGCTGGCGACCCGTTCCTCGGCTTCGCCGAGTCGACGGTCGACAATTCCGCCGGCGCCGCGGGCGACAAGCGGGTCCGCGTCCGCGAGCGCGGCAAGGCCGTCCTGACGGTCGTCGGCGCCACCGGCGTGGGCGACGTGGGCGAAGCGGTCTACGCGGCCGACGACGACACCTTCACGCTCACCTCGACGAACAACACGGCGATCGGCAAGGTCGCCCGGCACATGTCGGGAACGACCTGCCTCGTCTACTTCGAGGCGCTGGCCGTTCGCTCCATCTGATCCACGACGACAAGCAGACAAGGAGGGTTCCATAAATGGGTGCACAGGGTCTTTCTTCCCGCGCGATCATCGGGAAATTCTACGAGCGGCTCCAGCTCAACCCCGGAACCAAGTGGATCGACGCGCTGTCGATGTACTTCGGCTCCGACCAGGAGTCGGAAACCTACAAGTGGCTCGGGATGGTCCCGGCCATGCGGGAGTGGATCGGCGGCCGGCAGGCCAAGGGCTTCCGCGAGAACGGCATCACGATCAAGAACCTGCTCTTCGAGGCCACCCTCGAGGTGCTGGTCCGGGACCTCAAGCGCGACAAGACCGGGCAGCTCATCGTCCGGATCAACGAGCTGGCCGACCGGGCCAACGGCCACTGGGCGAAGCTCCTGTCCGCCCTCATCGTGGGCGGCGAGTCGACCGTCTGCTACGACGGCCAGTATTTCTTCGACACCGACCACGTCGAAGGCGATTCGGGCTCGCAGAGCAACGACATCTCCTTCGACGTCACGACCCCGACGGCGCCCTCGGCCGCCGAGATGGAAAAGATCATCCTCGAGGCCGTCACGCAGATGCTCGGCTTCAAGGACGATCAGGGCGAGCCGATCAACGAAGGCGCGGCCGACTTCCGGGTCATGGTCCCGGTGCCGTTCCTCGCTTCCGCGGCCTCGGCGCTGAAGAACCCGATCATCACCGACGCGCTCGGCTCCCGGACCAACACGATCACCAACCTGGGCGGCTTCAACTTCGCCCTCGACGTCAACGGGCGCCTCAGCTGGACCAACAAGCTGGCTGTTTTCCGGGCCGACGGGAACGCCAAGCCCTTCATCCGCCAGGAAGAAGAGGGCATCCAGATCTCCGCGATCGCCGAGGGCTCCGAACTCGAGTTCAAGGAGAAGAAGCACCACTACGGCATCGAGGCGAGCCGGAACGTCGGATACGGCTTCTGGCAGCACGGCGTCCTCGTCACGCTGACCTGATCGGCCAGCTGAGACACAAATCCTGACGGGGGCCGGGCGACCGGCCCCCTTTTCTTTGGAGGGAACATGATCCGCAACTACGTTGTCACGGCCGCGGCCGCGACATTCCACTCCGGCATCCTGCGGCTTTCCGAAGAGCAGGCCGCCGCCCGGTCGTTCGGCCTTGTCCCGACCAAGAAGGCGGGCGAGTTCCGGATCGTCTCCCCGGTCCAGTTCAAGCGCGGGGAAGAGATCGGCTTCGACGGCGAGATCAACAAGGCGATGCTGCAGGACCTAGACCCGGCCCCCGCCGCCGGCGAAGGGGCTTCCGGCGGGAAAGGCAAGAAGGGGAAGAAGGGCGCCGCCCCCGCCGCCGGCGAAGGGGCTTCCGGAGACGGCGAAGGCGAAGAAGGCGACGACTCCGACCCGGAAGACAGGAAAGAGTAGCCGCCAGTGAGCATGCCGCTCCAGCCGTTCCTTGACGCGTTCGGGGTCGCCGCGACGTTCACGCCGAACCCGATCGCGGACGTCGTGCAGGCGTCGCGGCCGGTCCAGTGCGTGGTAGAGACCGAGCCGCGGGCGTTCGGGCGATCCGAAACGCTGTCCTTCCCCCCGGAAGTCGGGCTGGAGATCCGCCACGTCGAGGCGGTATTCCGTGCGTCCGACGTTTCGGACATGGCGCGCGGTGCCGTGGTCGCCGTCGGCGGCCGGACGTACCGCGTGTCGGAAATCCTTCCCGAGATCGGCCCGCCCGAGTTCGAAGGGTCGGTCTCCGTGCTCTTGAAGGATGAGGGCTGATATGGTCACGCTCGCACAGTTGGAAGTCGCCATCGAGACGGCGCTCACCGCCGCCGGATTGACCGTCAGCCCTGGGAAATACAGCGTCCAGGACGATTACGCTGCGGCGCCCGTCGTCTACATAGCGATCGACAAGGGCGAATACGACCGCGCGACCATGACCGCATTCAAGCGCGAGGTCACGGTCGCCCTCTCGGTCGTTTTCAAGGCTCCGGACGGGACGAAGGCCATCCGCCGGGGCATCTACCCCATCCTCGAGGGGATCGAAGGGCTCCTGACGCTCCAGAACCTCGGGCTTGCCCTCGAAAAACCGCTGGCGCCGGTGAAGTTCCACAACGTCACCGACGACAACCTGCTCGCCGCCGGCGTCATGGTCTTCGCCCACGAGTTCAGAACCACCGTGATCGTCGAGAAAGTCGAAACTGAAGAAGCGGTCGACCTCATCCGGATCGGCCTGTCCTACTACCTGAAGCCGGGCGACGACGTCGAGGACGCGGCGGATGTCGTCGAGTTCGAGGGGACGCCGTACGTGCCCCCGGAACCGGATCCACCGCCCGAACCATAACGGAGGAACGCCATGAAAGTCATCGCTCCGCCCGGCCGGAAATGCCCGATGGAGGGCAAGCCGCGCGATTTCATCACCGACGAAACCCCGGTCGAGGTTCCCGGAACCGGGTACTACCTGCGGCTGATCGCCGACGGCTCGCTTTCCGTCGTGTCCGAAAGCCCGAGAAAAGGAGGGACGAAGTAGATGGGCAGCCCCAACATCAGTTTCGAATCGATCCCCTCGTCGATCCGCAAGCCGGGGGTCTACGCGGAGTTCAATACCAAGCTCGCCGCCGGCACGTTGCCGAGCAACCTGCAGCGCGTGCTGCTCATCGGTCAGCGCCTCGCCGCCGGCACGGTCGCCGAGCTGGTCCCGACGCCGGTGTTCTCCGACGCCGAAGCCGCAACCTATTTCGGGCGCGGCTCCATGGCGCACCTGATGGCGAAGGCCGCCATCAAGGCAAACCCGTACCTCGACCTGACGGTCTGCGCCCTGGACGATTCCGACACGGGCGTCGCGGCCTCGGGCACGGTGACGATCGCGGGCCCCGCGACCGGATCCGGATCGCTCGTCGTCTACGTCGGCGCGCAGCGCATCGAGATCGGGATCGCGTCGGCCGCCACCGCCACCGAGATCGGCGCCGCGCTGGTCGCGGAGCTGGACAAGTATCCCGACCTCCCGGCCACCGGCTCGAACAACGCGGGCGTGGTGACCTTCACCGCCCGCAACAAGGGCACGCTGGGCAACGCGATCGCCCTCTCGGCCTCGGTCGCGGCCGCCGGCGTCACCGCCGTCGTCGTGGCGATGGCTTCGGGCGCGGTGGACCCCGTGCTCGCCTCCGCGCTGGCGCCGATCGCCCCCTCGCAGTTCCACGTCATCGTGAGCCCCTACAACGACGCGACCAGCTACGCCGCCCTGAAGGCGCACCTGGAAACCGTCTCCGGCGCGATCGAGCAGCGTTCCGGAATCGCCGTCATGGCGTTCACCGCCGCGCTCGCATCGGCCACCACGCTCGGCGGCACGCTCAACTACCCGCGCATCACCCTGCCCTTCCTGCGGTACACCGCGGCCAGCAAGGCGCAGAGCCTTCCGTGCGAACTGGCCGCCGGTTGCGCGGCCGTCATCGCCGGCGAAGAGGACCCCGCCAAGCCGCTCAACACGCTCGAAATCCGCGGGATCGCGGTCCCGGCGATCGCCGACCGGCTCACCCGCACGGAGCAGGAATCCTGCCTCTACAACGGCGTCACGCCGCTGGAAGTCGGCCCCGGCGAGCGCGTCCAGTTCGTCCGCGTGATCTCGACCTACGTCGAGAATGCCGCCGGCGTTCCCGATATCGCCCTGCTCGACCTGACCACCATCCGGACGCTCGACTACGTCCGGAAGGCGTGCCGGGAACGGCTGTCGCTCCGGTTCCCCCGGGAGAAGCTGTTCGCGAAAACGCCCACGCTGGTCCGGACCGAGCTGCTGGACGTGCTCCTGAAGCTCGAGGAGCTGGAAATCGTCGAGGCCGTCATGGACCACATCGACGGGCTGATCGTCGAGCGCGATTCGCAGGATCCGAACCGGATCAACTGGAAGATCCCGACCGACGTGGTCAACGGCATGCACATCTCGGCCGGCCGCCTCGACCTGCTGCTGTAACCACGAACCGAAGAGGAGCGAATCGACATGGGAACGTACCTCGCACGCATCGAACTGGCCATCGACGGCCGGGCCATCACGGACTTCAAGTCGGCCACCATCAAGGAACTCGAGAAGTTCAAGGTGGTCAAGCTCATGCACAAGACCGGCCACATCGAGCAGACGCTGCGCCACGGCGTCGACGTCGAATACGTCGTGCCGACCGTGGGCGCGATCGACTTCCTGAACGTTCGGAACGGCACGCTCACGATCATCCCGGAGGGCGGCGCCGCTCCGATCATCTTCACCGGGGTCTACGTCACCAAGGTCGGCGCCGAGAAGTATGACGGCGAGAACGAGGTCACCAAGACCATCGAGCTTTCGGCGGAAGGACGGCAGGGATGATCACGGAAAAGGGAAAACTGCTGATGGGGGTGGAGCACGGGGGGCGCGTTCATCGCGACTTCGAGCTTCGCCCCCAGCTCGTCCGGGATTCCGTCGAGGCGATGGAAGAAGACCGTGCCCGGCTGAACGACGCCTATTGCGGCGTCTGCATCATGGCCAAGACCATTCTTTCCCTGGGGGACATCCCGAAGAGCGAGATCACGCCCGACCTGGTCATGTCGCTGACCGAGGTGGACTCCGAAGCGCTGGTAAGGGCCAAGGGGGTGCTGGAGGGGCGCCTGCGCTCGTTTCGAGAACCGGCAACGTGATCCCCGAAAGCTGGTCCTGGCGCTTCTGAAGCTCGGGTTCCGTCACGAGGAGGCGCTCGGGCTGTCGCTCGCCGATGCGAGAGGGTATCTGAACGCGTATTCGGAGATCATAGGCGAAAAGAGCGGAGCGAAGACGTTTGTCGCGAGAAAGAGCGCTACCGGCGTGCCGTCAGGCGCCCGAAAAGCAGAAGGGAAACGACGTCGATGACCCTGTATGCGAGCCAGCAAGCGCCAAGCATCAATAATCCGCCGCCGATGTAACCGAGGTCTGTCCAGTCCATGAGCGCCACCTCTCTCATATTCACGATAAGCCTTGTCGATCTGGCCCGTCAAGGATGGAACCGGGTCCAGTCGGATCTTCGGGCTGTCTCGAAGACCAGCGACGCGACGGCGCAATCGTTCCGGCGGATGAGCACGTCGTTCAAGGTCGCCGCCGGTGCTGCCGCCGCGTCGTATGCGGCTTACCGGATGCTGAAGCCCGCCGTTGCTGTTGCGGGCGATCTTCAGGAAGAGATGCTCGGCATCCGGGCGGAATTGTCGGGGTCGGGGAAAGAAGCGCGCACGCTGGCGAACGAGCTGGCGGCGATCAAGAACACGGCGTTCACGGTCCAGTCCTACACCCCTTTCAACATGACGCAGATCGTGGGGTTGCAAAAGGAGCTGGTCAAGGCCGGCGCGACCGTCGAACAGGTGACGGGCAAAACGGGTGCAGCCGCGGCCGCGGCCGCGCTGGCCACCTACGAGAAGCTGGACCCCGTCGTGACCGGGAAAGCGCTGATCGGGATCGCGACGCCGTTCAAGATCGCGGCAGACCAGTATGTGGGGCTCGCCGACCAGATTTCCCGAGCGTCTTCTGCATCTACCGCCGGGACAGAGGAGATCGTGGAGACGGCGAAGTACGCTGCGCTCCACATGGCGCTGCTCGGGAAATCTTCCCGTGAAATGCTCGTGTTCTCGGCGCTCATGGCCCAGGTGGGCATCAAGGGCACCGAAGCCGGGACCGCGATCAAGAACTTCTTCATCAAGGCCGCCGGCGTCAAGCAGTTCAAGGATGCCAACGGCAATCTGGTTTCAATGGCCAAGATGGTCAGCATCCTGCGGGAGAGCCTGAAGGGCAAAGGAAAGGCCGACAAGGAAACCTTCCTGAACAAGATCTTCGGCGAGCAGGGCATGCCGGCCGCGATGGCGCTCCTGGAAGAAGGCGCCAACTCGTTCGAGTCGATCAGCAAGGCCATGGAAGACAGCCTGAGCCTTACGGAAAAGCTGTCGATCAGCATGGAGGGGTTTAACCGACAGCTGACGTCGCTGAAGGGATCCGCCACGTCGACGATCGCCGAGATGTTCACCCCCGCGCTCGCCCCACTGACCGCGATCGTGGCGAAAATGAACGAGTGGATCACCAAGTGGAAGTTCCTGCGCGACAACGGGTTTCAGGAAACCGTGTCGAAGGGGGCGATGGGCGGCGTGGTGGCCGGCGGCGTCGTTGCCGTCGCCGCGACTGCGGCAGGGCTTCTTTACGGCCTCAAAACGGTCAAGTCCGCGGGCGGGGTCATGGCGTTTCTGAAGCGCCTCGGCGGTACCGGCGCCGGGATCACAGCAGGGTTGGGTGTCCAGGCCGCCACCGGCGTCACGCCGGTATTCGTCACGAACTGGCCCGCCGGCGGGATCGGTGCAGGCGGCACGGACACCCCTGGCGCTGGCGGGCTGAAGCGGTACCTTTCGGGAAGCGAGCTGACCATCAATGCGGCTGGGGATGCCGAGGGGGCTGTTCTTTCCACGTTGGGAAAGGCGGGCGTCATCGGTGCTGTTGTTTCCCTCGCGGCCGCGGCGGCCCTTGTCTACAAGTCGGGCTATGAGTCCAACTGGAAAGACTCGATTCCCCCGTCGCAGCAGGAGTCGATGCGGGAAGTGCTCGGGGTATCGGGAAAAAAGCCCGAAATCCGCAATGACATCAATCTGAACATGACCTTCGGGGAGAAGTGGAAGGCAGCAAACGTGCATTCCAGCGATCCGAACACCACTGTGACGCCGACCGTGAATCGGGGACGATTCTAGATGGCCACCGGTGTCGTCAAGATCGATGGATTCGTTCTCGAAGTCGAAGAGATCAAGGACGGCTTTTCGAAGTCGATCGCGAAACACGAGTTCCCTTTTCGCAATGGAGCGCTGCTCGAGGACCTCGGGCAGAAGGCTCGCACGGTCGCGTTCACGGCGCATTTTTATGGCGACAGCTACTCCCGGCACATCGATTTCCTGAACCATCTGGGAAACCAAGAGCTGTTCGAGCTGATTCACCCGGTCTACGGGCCGATGTCGGGGTGCGTCGAAAAAGCACTTGCGGTGCACAACGACCAGGTGCGCCACGCCGCCATCGATATCGAGTTCGTCGAGCAATACCGGGCGATCGCGGGCCAGGCCGCGCAGTTGGAAGTCCGACCCGACGTCGTTTCCCGGGTCGAATCGCAGGTGGATCGCACGCTTTCGCTCGCGGCCGACAAGTTCGCGCTCGACGTACGGTCCGACTTCGGGTCGCTGGGCATCCCGGCGACCGAAGCGGCGTCGCTCGCCGAGGTGCCGATCCTGCCCGAGGCCTCGATACTGTCGCAGATGCCGAGCCTGTCCTCGCCGGCGCTGGGATACGTGGTCGCGGTGGACGCCGCCGTCGGTCGCCTCGAGGCGCTCATGTCCGCCGTCGCCCAGCCGGCCAACTCGCTGATCGGAACGATCGATTTCGGGCTGACGCTGCCCGGACGGGTCATCGGCACCTGCGCGCGGGTCGTGGAGCGCTACGCACGGGCTCTTGACAGCGTGAGGACGGCCCCGGCCCGGTTCCTCGACCTGCTCGGCCGGGAGCTGTCCGGCCTGTCGGCCGAGATCGAATCGTTGCCCGCGGCTGCAGGAGTGGCCGGGTCGTCCGGTATCGCCACGGTCATCCGGCACCTCTCTCTCGTGTCGGCGACCGTCTTCGCGCTCGAGGCGGCCACGGCCTACTCTGAAGATGAGTCTCGCCGGGCCGAGTCGAAGCAGGCCGAAGAGGCGGACACGTTCGACATGCTCGGCTACTACCACGGGAGCGAAGCCCCCGAGCCGGTGATGACGCTGCCGGAGCTGGAAGATTCCCTCGCCACGGTCCGGACCGCCCTGCAGGCCGCGGTCGTCGCGAACCGGGATATCGCCGTGCTCAAGCAGATCGCCGCCTCGCTCCTGGAACACGTGAACCGGGTCAAGCTGGAACGCGAGAAGATCGCCCCTTTCACGCTCGACAACGCCACGCCGGTCCACCTGCTCTGCCTGCGGCACGGGTTGCCGCGCAACGCCGCCGACCGGGTTCTGGCGATCAACCGGATCCCCGCGCCGAACTTCGCCCAGGGGACGGTCAACGTCTATGTTCGATAGCGTTCGCCTCGAGGTCGACGGGCGGGTGATCGAGAACTTCCTGTCCTACTCGCTCGCGTCGGACCTGTACCAGGCAGCGGACGCCTTCACGCTCGAACTGGCGAACCCGGAAACGCCGATCCGGGGCGGCCAGCTGTGCAAGGTGTTCGTGAACGGGAACCTCGAGCTGTACGGCCTGATCGACAAGGTCATCCGCCGCTACGATAAGGGCGGCCTGAAGCTCACCGTCCAGGGCCGCGACAAGATGGGGATCCTGATCGACAACTACGCGGAGTCGTTCATCTCGATTGAGGGGATGAAACTCAAGACGCTGGCCGAGCGGCTGATCCGCCCGTTGCCGTTCATCAACCGGGCCGACATCGAGTATCAGGAGAACATCCGCGGGACGCTCAAGCACAAGAAGAAGACGGCGGGCGGCGCCGCCCCCACGTCGCTGCTCGACCTGCTCGACAAGGGGCAGAAGGTCGCCCGGATCGAGCCGGGCAAGACCGTCTTCGAGGTGCTGAAGCAGTACGCCGAAAGCCGCGGGCTCCTTTTCTACCTGATCTACCAGGGCAACGCCGCGAAGTTCGTGTTCGGCCGCCCGAAGGTGGCCGGCGGCGACCCGGCGTTCAGCCTGATCAACCGGAAATCGGACGGCTCCGCGAACAACGTCGAATCCGGGGAGCGCGCGGACGACGCGAAGGAGTACTACTCCAAGATCATCGTGGTCGGCCAGCAGCAGGGCGACGATTCGATGGTCCCGGGCAAGCACAACACGTACAAGATCCTCACCGACGACCAGGCGCCGGTCCCGAAGACGCTGGTCGCGATCAACAACAATGATTACCAGTCGGCGGCGCTCCACGCCCGGATGCTGATGGAAAAGGCCCGGCTGGCGTCGCAGACGCTCACCTACACCGCTGCCGGCCACAGCCAGGGGCAGAACAACTGGCGGATCAACGAGCTGTGCCGCGTGGTCGATGAATCGCTGGAAGTGGACGGGGTTTTCCTGATCTACGGGAGGACGTTCAAGTTGTCGCTGTCGGAAGGTACGACGACCGAGCTTGTGCTCGGGCCGCCGGGCGTCCTCAAGTCAGCGTAGCGGGGATTTGCTCCGGAAGCGGTCGTTGCCCTTCCCGAGGAAGTGGGGAACGAGGACGACCTCTTCTTTCGAAACGCACATCCCGCGATGGATGTCGCGAAGCAGCTGCTCGGCGCCGAAGTCGGCCGCCTCGATCGTGATTTTCTTGCCCCCGAGATCGTACGTGAACGTCTTGCCCTGGATGTCGAGCACGCGCTTGGCTTCCAGGGTGATGGGGTGATCCACGCCCGGCGGGATGGTGACGGGAACGACGGGATTTTTGTAGCAGGGATTCGGGGCGGCGGAAGCGCTCAACGGGAGGATCAGGATCATGGCCAACAGCAGCCGTTTCATGAGGAAAGCGTAGCACATGATCCGGGCAATTGTCCAAAGCGTAACCCGCGGCGCGATCCAACTGGTCTCGGCTACGGGCCGGGCCTTCGAGACGTTCTCGTTGCGGGAGTTCTTCCAGCAGTACGGCTTCACGTCGCGGCCGCTCCCGGGCGCGGAGGGGATCTTCATCGAGAGCGGAAACTTCGTGGTGATGATCGCGACCGAGGATCGCCGGTACCGCGTCGCGCTCGAGGAAGGCGAGGTCGCGCTCTACACCGACGAAGGCGACAAGATCCATTTCAAGCGCGGCCGAGAGATCGAGATCGTGTGCGGCGCCAAGGTGACGATCGACGCCCCCCTTGTCGAGACCACGGGCGATCTGGTCGTGAAGGGTGCGCTGTCGTCGGAAACCTCGGTCGCCGATCCGGACGGGACGATGGCCGAGATGCGGACGATCTACAACGGGCACACGCATTCGGATCCGCAGGGCGGCGCCTCGGGCGCTCCGACGCCGGGGATGGTGTAGCCGATGGATTTCCGCATCGACATGGTCGACGGGTTGCCGGTCCAGACGCTCGATAAGGCCGTCGATATCCGGAACAACGTGATCCTTTCGCTCCTGGTCGACCGGGGGGCGTGGTTCTTCAACCCGAAGTTCGGGAGCCGGCTCTACCTGCTGCGACGGGAAAAGCTGACGCAGCGCGTAGTCGACCTGGCCGTGTCCTACGCCAAGGAGGCGCTTGAATGGCTGATCGAGTGCGGCCGCGCTTCCAAGGTGGAGGTGTCCGCGGTTTCTGACGCCAACCTGCAGGCGGGCCGGATGCTACTCCACGTTCAGGTCACGCAGGCCAACGGGAAGCAGGTCGCGTTCCGGCATTTCGTGGAGGTCGCATGATCCAGAAATCGTTCGACGAGCTGCTCGACGGCATCCTGACCGACTGGCGCAACCAGTTCCCGGAGGCGGATACCTCGCAGGGCTCGCTCATCTTCTTGAAGTCGGCCTGCCTGGCGAGCGCGCTGTGGGGCGTCTATCGGTACATGGACCACGTGGCCGCGCAGATCTTCCCCGACACGGCGGCGGCGGCCAATCTCGAGCACCACGCGTGGATCCGGGGCGTGACGCGACGGGTCGGCGAGACTGATTCCGAGCTGCTCGCGCGGCTGCTCGACCAGATCCGTCGGCCGCCGGCGGGCGGCAACAAGTACGACTACATCAAATGGGCGCTCGAGGTCGCGAACGTGGCGCGCGCCTGGTGCTTCCCCGTGCCGCAGGGGGCGGGGTCGGTCGACGTGGTCGTCACGGCCTCGGTCTCGACCGGCTCCGAGATCCCGACGCAGGCGCTGCTGGACGCGGTCACGGCGCACATCGACGGCCTGCGGCCTGTCGGCGCCCAGGTCATGCGGATCCTGCCGCCGACGATCGTCGCCCAGAACGTGGCGATGACGGTTACCGGCGCGGTGACGCCCGAGGCCGTCTCCGCCCAGCTTTCGGCGCTGCTCAACGGCATGGAGCCGGGCGAGACGCTCTACCTGTCGCAGCTCTTCGCCGCCGCGATCCGCGCGGGCGCCACGAACGCAGTCATCACGACCCCGGCGGCCGACGTCCCGGCCTCGATCGCCGGCGGGGTGTACCAGATGTTCAGGCCGGGGACGATCACGGTGACGACATCGTGATGCAGGCACACAGCCGGATTGTCACCGAAGAGACCTGGGCATCCGAAGGAGGTTGAAGTGAAATTGCTGACCAAACTGTACGACCGGATTTCCAAAATGAGGGACATGTCTGGTGCAACAGTCGGGCAATCGCCGGTTAAGCAAGCAGACGGGACGTTCGCCCCGGGAAACGGGCCCACGGACGATGTGGCATTTGGCTCTGTTTCGACAGCAGACCCGGGAGACGGTCACCGGCGAATTGTCCTGCTTCCAAATACTTCGATGGACATTATCCCGGCGGGGGAATATGGCCTAGCCATAGTTGGCGGGGAACTGAAAGCGATCATCAACGGGGCGCTGGTTTCTATTGGCTCCACGGGCCCAATTTTTACTCCATTAGCAATGGACGATTTCGCCGGCTCGATCGGCGACCACTTTGCAACGATCTCCGGGCAAAGCGCGATGCAGGTGGTTGATGGGGGGGCAGTCGGCACCTCTCCGAGCGGGCTCAACGGGGCATACTGGGTTGCGGCTGCCCCGGCATCGTGGCCAGACAACCAATTTGCACGAATCGTTGCAGGTGCCGGCGACGGTATTGGAAGACAGGTTTATGTAAGAGTAAACGGCGCAAACAATTATCACGCGTCATTTAATCCTACATCCGTATATCTATATAAAACAATAAGCGGTGTGGATACAATCATTGCATCCACAACATTGGGAGGCTACGCTCCCGGAGACACGCTTGAGTTAAGAGTATATAACGGAGTAATAACAGCTCTTGTAAACGATGTTGTTGCTGCAACAGCCGAGAATACAGAAGTAGGTTCCGGAGCCCCTGGGTTTGGGGTCTGGTCTAACACGACCGCCCCGTCTGACAACTTTGTTGCCGGCAGCATAACGTAATGGAAACCATTGTCTTCGCGGGGGATTCGATAACATTCGGATATGGCCTGTCTCCGTCGTTCGCAGCGAGACTTACGGCAACCTGGCCGTCATGGAATTGTTACAACGAGGGTGTCGGCGGAGCGGGCACGGATGATTGGATCGGCTGGATCGCCTCCAAGATTGAAGTCCACTATCCTACGCTCGTCGTTCTCTTTCTGGGCACGAACGATGCGCAGGCCGCATCCGGCATCCCTGGGGAAACACCCACTCGTGTGCCGCTCTTAGCCTACGAAAGCAATATGAGGGCGATAATCACGGGGATCATGGCTGCCGGGTCCAAGGCAATCCTTGTCACCCCTCCGCCGGTCAATGAGGCGAACACGCATTACGGATACACAACGGCTTCGGTGACCAACTACGCCCAAGTGGTGCGTGATCTCGCGGAAGAGTACGGATTCCCGATGCTCGATGTATTTGCCTCGGTGATCGCCGACGCAGGGAATCCGACGAAATATGCGGACTGGTTCTCTGAGGCGGACGGCATCCATTTGTCGCAGCAAGGACACGACTGGATCGCCGGGCAGTTGGTAACCGCCATTCCCGCAACGCTTTACCCCAATAACATTCTCGCCGGCGCATCGTTTATCGGTGCGGGATTATAGGAGGGACCATGCTTCTTGCATTTCAGGATCTGTCGGGGGCCAATCTCACACTCCAAGCACGGAACGCCACGCTTTATTGGGATTTCGTCGCAGGAGAATTCGTTGCCGAGAATACCGCGGCATGCAAGCTTTCTCCGGCCCGTGAAATCGTGGTGGACAGCGAGACATCGCGGTATGAGTGGGAGCCGGGCACGTTCCCTGAACAAGGGTTCTATGGGGTGTTCGATTCTTCGGGAGCCGCAGTTGCCCAGGTTGAAAACATCGAGGCCGAGCCAGCATCTATCGAGGCGATCGAAAACGCCCTCCTCGGCCAGCGCAGCTGGGATAAAGGTACGCTGACCGAGACGGTCAAGCGCGTCGACGGGACGACCGCCAAGGTTTTCGACCTTACGGTCGACGCGACGGGTGATGTGGTCGACAAGGTCCCGAGGCCGTAGATGCTGCTCGAGGGGCTTGGCCGACAGATACTGCTCGACGGGCTGGGGGGCGCACTCGCGGACGTAGTGCTGCCCCCTGCTCCGCCGGCGGCGATCGCGGCAGACGCGGGGGATGGGGTAGTCACAGTCCACTGGTCCCCGGTCCAGGACGCCGTCACCTATCGCCTCTACGTGGGACAGGAGACCGGGGTCACCCCGGAGGTCGGCACCCTGCTGGCGGAAACCGCAGGGCTGGGATTCCTTCACGACTACGTCCATGGCGGGCTATTCAACGGGGCGACCTACTACTACGTCGTCACAGCCGTGGGGCCCGGCGGCGAGTCGGCGCCATCTCCCGAGGCATCGGCAACGCCCGTCGCGGCCGCCCAACCGGCGCAGGGTGCTCACGAGACCGTGCTACGCCTGCTTTTCCCCCTTTCTCAGTTCGGAGGGGCACACCTGGGCGATACGGGCGTCGAAGGCAAGGCGCTCGACGCGGCGCACGACGCGGCAACGGGGCTTTTACGTGACATGTTCGGCGACTCGGCGACTTTCCTCCTGGGAGAGTGGGAGCGGCTTCTTTCCCTCGCGCCGGACGCCGGCGCGTCGCTCACGGACCGGCGCACGGCCATCCTGGCCAAGCTCAACGAGCGAGCCGGGCTATCCCGGGCCTATTACATAGAGTACGCGGCCCGTCTCGGCTGGACGATCACGATCACGGAGCCTGAGCCCAACGTCTGGCAGGTCGACGGTGTGACAAACGACTCGCCAATCCGGCAATTCCGGGCGGGGGAATCGGCTGCTGGGGATCGGCTGCTGTCGTTCACGCGCCTCGTGCTGGCCGAAATATTCGACGACATCAAGCCGGCGCACACGGTGTGCCAGTTCTCTGTGCCATAGGAGGCGCAAACCATGCAGCGTATAAATACCGCCGACGCGAGGTACCACGACGGCAACCCGGCAACGAGCGAACTGGGGACGATCGTGCCGGCGGCCTGCCTGAACGCCGTACAGGAAGAGATCGCCCAGGCGATCGAGGGATTCGGAGAAGCGATCGATCCGGGAGTCCCGAACCAGCTTTACCAGGTCATCGCTGCGGCGATCGCGGCCGCTGCGACTCAGCCGACCGGGTCGATCATGCCGTACGGCGGCGCCGCCGCACCCGCCGGGTGGTTGCTGTGCAACGGCCAGGCGGTCAACCGGTCGACGTACGCCGCCCTGTTCGGCGTGGTCGGGGTCGCGTTCGGGGTGGGAAACAACGTCGACACGTTCAATGTGCCGGACCTGCGCGGCCGAACGCCGATCGGCGCCGGGCAGGGAAGTGGTCTCTCCGACCGCGCGCTGGGGGCCAAGTCCGGGGCCGAAACGCACACCCTGACGGTCAACGAGATCCCGGCGCATCACCACACCTATGCCAGCACGGCGCAGGCCGGCGCTGTCGATTATCAGCCGGGGACGGGCGGTGGCGTGACGAATACCGGCGACGCCGGCGGGGGCGCTGCCCACAACAACATGCAGCCCTATCAGGTAGTCAACTTCATCATCAAGACGTAGCGCCCCTGCCGGAACCAACTCGCTCGAGCCCCGTTTCGACGGGGCTTTTTATTTTGGAGGTCCCATGAAAATCGTCATCGACGCCGGCCACGGCGGAACCGACCCCGGCGCGGTCAATATGCGCCTCAACCTTCGAGAATGCGACGTGGCGCTCGAATACGCACAGCGCGTCGCGCAGATCCTGTCCGACGCCGGGCACCATGTGGTCATGACGCGTGGCGCAGACTCGTTCGTTTATCTGGCGGATCGCGCCTGCATTTCGAACGTCTGGAAAGCCGACCTCTTCCTGTCGATCCATTGCAACAGCGCGAAGAACTGGGAGGCCGCCGGGATCGAGGTCTGGACCTCCCCCGGGCAGAGCGAGTCGGATCTTTGCGCAACCGAGCTGCTCGGGGCGATCGCGCAAGCGTTCCCGGATCGTCGGCTTCGCGCGGACATGGCCGACGGTGATCCCGACCGGGAGGCCCGCTTCTACGTGCTGGTTCACACCAGCGCCCCGGCGGTTCTCATCGAAACGGGGTTTCTTTCCAACGATGAAGAGGCGGCATGGTTGGCCGACGCTGACACGGCGGCGAACTACGCGCAGGCGATCGCGAATGGCGTCCTGTCCTGGGCGGCCGGGAGGGCTTAGTTATGCTGCAGCTGCTGCTTTCCGACGGCAAGGTGTGGGCCGGTCTGTTCTCACTGCTCACCCTGCTCATGGGCCTGGTCTCGTTCGTGACCAAGGGCGCGTTCAAGTTCCCCGCGGAGTGGTCGATGATCTTCCTGGGGATCATCGGCGTTTTCGGCGTCACGAAAACCGGCGGCGCCGTCGCCAAGCATTACGTCAACTCCCGCTTTAATTCCCCGCTCGGGTCGCCTCCGCTGGAAACACCGCCCGAAGCCGACGCCGAAGGAAGGTGAAACTTGCTGTCGAAATCGTGGACGTGGGTCAAGTCGAACCCGTGGATTGCGCTGGTCATTGCGGTGCTCTTTCTGGCTGCCGCAGGCTCTGCCCTCGATTCGTGCCACCGAGCGGGGAAGCTGGCGGAAGCGAAGGCGGAAACGGAAGCGATCGCCGAGGCCGCAAAGGCAGGCGATGACCGGCACGCCGCGGAAATGACCGAGATACGGAATCGTCTTGCGGTCGCCGAGGCAAGGGAAGCGGCTTCCTCGGCCCGGCTGGAATCCGCCCGGCGTGCTGCGGCAGCACCGTGGGCACGGCCGCGCGGCGCCGGCGATATGGTCGACCGGTTCCGAACGCTCGGGTATCGGGGGGTGTGCCGATGAAACGGCTGCTTTGCGGGTTTCTGCTCATCCTGCAACTCTGCGGCGGGGGGCAAGCTGCTCCCGCTTTCGGATCGGACAATACGGCGGCCCCAGCGGCCCGTGTGGCTAACGAAATCTGCTTCCCGCTGTCGGATGCGGAGGGGCTATTGCGCGACGCCGAGGGCGTCAGGAAGGCACGAAACGAGGCCGACGCTTGCAGGACGTGGCAGCAGGAGCATCTCGAGGCGGATCAGGTCCGCGCCGAGGCGTGCACGGCCACGGCGGCCCGGCTTGACAACGTGGTCGTCGAGCGGGACGAGGCGATCATGCAGGCTGAAAAGAACCTGAAGGCCGGGACCGGTTCGTGGTGGGACGGGGTCAAGGTACGGCTGACCTGGGCGGGAATCGGTGCGGCCGCGCTCGTGGTGGGGAAAATTCTGATCGTGGGGGGGTTGTAGTGGTCCAAGTCCCGGTCTACCTGATCGTGCTGGCAGTGCTGGGAGCCATCGGCACCGTCCTGTGGTCGCTTCTCAATCGCGATCGCGACGGGATAGACAAAAAGATGGAGGCCGGGTTCAAGACGGTCCACGATTCCATCGCCGACCTGAAAAAGACCGCTCTCTCGCAAATCTCTGACCTATACGATAAGCACGAGCGACTGGCGGCGGATCACAACCGGCTCAAGGGCGAGCACGACGCCATGAAACTGAGCTGCGGATTCCATGTCCACCGCCGCGGCGAGGACTCCCCCGAGGGAGGCCAGAACGCGGGATGAAACTTGGGATACCCATAAGGATTTGAGCCACGAAACGGGCTGTTTTCGTGCAAGATGGGGAAACGCTCCTATCTTCAAGCGTATGTTATCGTTGAAGAAACGCGGCGGATATTCTGAAACCGCACACTTGAGGGGGTGGTGGAGCGATCCGTGCGGGTTCGAGTCCCGCCTTCGGCACCATGTTGAAACCATTAGGGCCTTCCGGATTTCCGGGAGGCCCTTTTCAGTTTCAACTCGAGCCGAAGGCTGGACGAGAAGGGAGTCCGCCGCCGAGCGATTAGCGAGGATCAGCCCGCATGGATGCGGGCGGCAGGCGGACGACCCGGCCCGGAGCAAGCGCACAGGATGTGCGCGCAGCGGAGGGGAGTCCCGCCCAGGCCACCTCACAAAGATTCGTTTCAACTCGAGCCGAAGGCGGGACGAGAAGGAAGCATGGCGCCGACGAGCATCCTGTCCGGTAAATCCACATTGGAGGATGCGAGTCCGAGCCGGCGCCGACCGATCAGGGAGGAATAGCCGCCACGGAGGGCGGCGTCAGCCGGCGAGGCCGCCCCCGGAGCGAGGACAGGGATGTCCGAACGCGAGGGGGCGATTAGCGAGGATCAGCCGGCATGGAGCGAGAATCCGCCCATTGGAACATTGATCGGGGATTCGAGCTCCGGAGCAGCCGCCGACCGGACAGGGAGGAAAAGCCGGCATGGATGCCGGCGTCAGGCTGCGGAGGCCGCCGGCGGAGCGAGGGGGTGGATGCCCAGAGCGCGAGCCGGGCGGCGTCAGGCTG